ATTGACCCTTATGCTTATCAGATGGACGAAGAATTAAAGTTTAGCGATTATAATATGCGAGTTCATAATGGAGTAGAAACGCCACATTTAACTGCTTTAATTGATAAATCAAATTATAAATTAAATCAAAATAAAGTAAAATATCAAAAGTTCGCAAATGATATTAACACGTGCGGACGACACGTATGTGTTAGGTTTAGAATGCGTGAATATAGCAATAAAGAATATGAAAGTTTATTTAAAAGTGTTGATGCTGATTTTTATGTTAGTAGTTTAACAATTTTATATTCTAATTTTGAGGATTAAATTGTAGGGTTGATAAAAATAAACTCCCCTAAATCTAAAATAGAAAAAAAAAATTGAATATTTTTGTTTTTTTGTTTTTTTTTTACAAAACACATAAAAAAAAAATATATTAAAATAAATATATATATAACTATACACCTCTACACTTATAGTAAGAAGATAAATAAAGATTGGACATTATCAAGACCATTTAGAATAACAAAAATTAAAAAATGAAAAAGTGTAGGGTTGAGTGTAGGTGAATGTTAGGTTTAAAAAAATTATTTTTTTATTTTTTAAGAATTGAATTATATATATATAGTATATAGTTCTATCTTATAATTTATTTGTTTTTATTTGTATGTTAAAATGTTTTTAAAGGGAGAATATATATAGAAAAACACTATTTTATAATTATATTCTCCCTTTGTTTTTTATTTAAGAGTATAATAAAATTGAATTATATATATAATTATATTTATTTATATATATAATGAAATCAGAAACCTGCTATAATGAATTATGTGATTATAAACCTGATACTGATTATGACTATTGTTTATTAAGTATTTTATTTATTATCGCTGTATGGTTCATTAATGTAATTTAGGTTGATAATATGCCCACGATAGAAGGGACAACCAACGGCGATATGTAGGATTATTTAAATATTGAGGAATTGACCTTGCTAAAAAAGCATTTCTTTTTTGCTCCCAAGTTATTTTTTCATTAGGGACAATTTTATTTTTCATATTATTAGCAGTTTTATATTTTTTATAATTATATAAAAATCCATATTTGCTACGAGCAACAACAGAAACATTATTTTTAATTATTTCATCTTCATATTTTAATACATTTGATAAAGGCAACCAATTATACATTTTATATATTATATTTTTATTTAAAATGTATCTATTTAACCATAAATAATATATGTTCCATCAGACTGACGGCAACACACAAATGTGAAAGTGCTTTCAGCACCAGTAGTATGAGGCAATGCTTTAGTATAAGTTCCAGCGTAATTTATAGAAACACCACTCACAGCATCACATTCAAGAGTGTAAGTTCCACCTGTGCTTACATTAGCGAAAATAGTCATATCAAATCTAAAACAATATTCCTGTGTTCCTGAAAGTCCTAAATAATCATCAAAATCACCTTTATAAGGCGTTTTATAAGCGAAAGTAGTTTTAGCAAGGTCATCAAAAATAAGCATACCATTTACAATTTCATCTGCCTGTAATTGAGATTGAGGACCAATAGTATTTGAATTAAGATAGGGTTTAGATTTAAATAAACTCGCTTTTGCTTGAACGCAACCAGTTGTAGAACGAATAAAACTATTTACAACTAAACTATTACCAATATTAGCAGAAACAGTTGATACAAGATTTTGAACCTGAACATCTTTTAAAATAGCAGTTCCAGTTCCAGTCTGAACGATTTCGCCTGAAACATTTAAATCAGTTGTATTTAATGTAGTAAATGTAGCACTGGAAATATCCATAGTATCTGCTTCAACAATTCCAAACTTAACATCAAGTTTTTCATCATCAGGGACAGCATCTAAAATAATATGATTTAAACTCATTATATATATTATAAATATATTATTTTTTTTTTAATTAAATATTATTTTCCTAAATTAAATAATAAAAATAACAGTTCCAAAATAAGAACCAGCAACGATATTTGAACCATCAGCAGTATAAAAATGTAATCTTACGTTATTCGTGCCGTTATTTTCGGTCTTACCGCATAATAGAGCAGGAATAGCACTATCACTACATAACTGACCATATTGAAGAGCGTCAAAATTGCCTACGTGAGATATTTTAGTATTTTCAACATCTATATAAAATCTATTAGATGCTACAGGAGCAGAAACGGTTAAGTTTAATTTTAATGTGTATGTATAATCTTGTAATGGAGAAACCTGACCTTTTGCCCAATAAAAACCAGCACCACTAACAGAAGCAGTTATAGAGGGGTCAGATGCGGTTATAGTAGTTCCGCCACTTTGTCTTCCAGTATCTAAAGCGGTATTAACCATATATTCACATTCTAAATTACCACATTTAAGATTTAACAGACCATCAGCATCATAAGTATAAGGATTTGTAGGGTCAATTAAATGATTTAAACTCATTATATATTATATAAATATTTTATTTATACTGGAGGATTTCCAGCAGAATGATGACTGATACGCCATTCTAAACTAAAACCACCAGTAGTAGCAGGGACACGACCTAAAGAAACAAAATTAATTTTAATATGTGTTGTTTCTAAACCTGGAGCAGGTTCAGAAGAAGCAACATAAAAATGATGTCCTTTTAAATCAACTGTCTGTGTTAGAATATGTGCTTCACCAGTAGAAAATAAGTTATTTATATTAATAATGCTATTATTAGAAGCGATTAATTCCCTAATTTTAGTAGGATAGGGACAAGTGATAGACCAACTTTCAACGGCATTAGGACTTGTCATTACAGCAGTTCCAGTATAACCAACATTAAAAGCATCACCTAAACGATTACAATAATCAATACGAGCGGTAGGCAACGACAAATCACCACCAAACTGCTGACCAGTATAAGATGTAGAAACAGAACCGTAATAATCAGACGTGTCGCCGTCTATAATAAGTTCATTACATTCAACAACATCAAACTTAACAGAAAGACGTTCATCATCAGGCACAATATCTTTTATAATATGATTAAGGGACATTATATATTATATAAATATTTTTTTTATATAATATATTTATTTTTTTAAAATCTAATGTGTTTTTTTCTTTTAAAAAAATAATATATTTAATTAAATTATTAATTTATCGGCGAGAAAGACGCTTCATTTTGCGACCACCACCGCTTACACCACCACCAGCTACACGACCACCAGCGACACGACCGCCAGTTGCTTTCCTCGCCATTCCAGCAACCTGACCAATACCACTTACCATAGGAGCAAACTCTGGAGCAAGAGTGCCTACAATTTTCTGTGTAATGGGGGACTGGGCAACTGTCTGAATACCACGAGCAATCTTATTCACGATGTTTTTAAGACCGCTAAAGAAACCGCCACCCTGAAGTTGCTCATAGGTGATGTGGTGGAGTTCAGGGGACTGCTTCGCCATTAGAACTGCCTGTTGATTGAGATTTCCTAAAGAAGCACGAGCAAAGTTTTCAGAAATGCTGAATGTGCCTTCGTTGAGAACAATCATATAGAACTCACCAGTGAAAGCAGATGAAGACTGATTTTTAAAGGTTGCCTGAACCTGAATAGTGTATTGACCCTGACAACCAGGTGCTTCACTGTCAAGAAGACCAACATCTTTTCCGAACTCGGCACAGAAGACAGAACCACGATATTTGCTAAACTGCGACCAAGTAAGATTTAGTCCGTTATGTTTAGAAATGCGGTATAAGTCTTGAGGAGTAGCAGATGAGAAAAGACCGCTCTGATTGTTCCAAAGCACAGAAAGATTTTCAAGCGAAAGGAAACTATCAGCAGTATTCTGATTAGAAGTTGAACGCTGATGACGGCAGAAAAGGTAAAGTTTGCGAGGAACCTGCGAAAGTTTAATACTATCAGAAACTACCTGTGTAGAAGCACCAGCAGAAAGCGAAGACATCTGCTTAATGTATTCCTGTGTCTTGTTGTAAGGAAGAACCTGAAGTTGTGGGATTTGCTGGGTTAGGTCAGGAGTAATGAAAGTAGTAAGAAGTTCAGGTGCCTGATACATAGAAACAGACACAGAAGTAATAGCATTTCCTAAAGAAGAATGCGAAAGTAATTGAGAAATGTTCTGCTTCCATCGCATATTGATGTTCATCTGATTAACATTTACGAAACCTTCATCGCTTCTGTGAAGACCGTTAAGGAAAGGAGAAATGAAAAGGGGTTCAGTAATAACAACACGGAAAGAGGTTGAAGAAAGAACTTCTACAGGGAAACCGCCACGACCTTCCTCAACTGACTGTTCGCCATAGTTAGAAAGCGAGTTTTTGCCTGAACCATAAACGGAATAGTCAGAATATTCCTGATACATATCAGGCATAGAAGGAGAAGTTGAAGCATCACCACGACGAGTTTCGGCATCATTACCATAGCAAAGAAGAGCGTGGATTTTATCCGCCATATTATCGCTGATAGTTTCACCATTAATCTGAACAGTTAGAACGTCCATAATAGAAGCGATAGGGAACTGACGAAGAGCGTCATTAAGTCCTAACTGAAGAGGTTGGTCAGTTGAAACTTCAAAATAACAACGAACTTTAATATTTCTATCCACAATAGTAGAAGTAGAAGGAGGATTTACAGTCCAAGATGCCTGAACTGGAACAGCACCAGCACTGCCCCAACTGTCAGCAACATTTACCTGCTCATTTACACGCAATCCACCCTGTAATACGACGTGATCCTTTTCTACATCTGCCTTAACATTAACACGAGGTTCAAGAACTTTAACATTTTCAAGTTGAGTGCTCATTATATATTATATATATATAAAATATTTTTTTATTTTATATTTAATTAAATAAAAAAATAAATAATATTTCCTAAATAACTTATACTAATTTTAATTCTTCTAATCTGTCTTCAATTCTATCATCAATAAAATCTGTTAATGTAAGATTTTGTCTTTTCCTAAATAATATTTTAACAGTTGCGGATTGCTCTCCTTGTAAATAATAAGGATAAACAATTCCAGTTTTAGACACCCAGTTAATTTTTATATCTATAGTATTTAACGGAGTTTTGCTTAATAAATCAATATAACGGAGCGGACCTTGTGGATAAAACTGAATTAAACCGCCATTATCAAAAGTATTTTCTTGTATTGGTTCAAAATCAGTTAAAAGATTAGATGTAATATTTGTTTGGAAACCTTCTAACTCACGATTAACAGGAATATTATTGGTTATAAATTGTATAGTTCTTAAATCTTGAATTGCTGAAATAGTGCCGAATTGCTGTGTAGATGTATAATATGGAATAGTATTGTAAATAACATTATTCGTGAATAAATCTTTAATAACAAACTCATAATTTAATTGACCTTGTGTAGGTGTTTCATAATAAAAATCTTGAAATGTATTTATTTTTAAATATAATTCTTCATTAGCATAAACTTTAATCCCATCTGTTATAAAAGATTGCGGAACATTTAAAGTCATTAAATTAGTTTCACTTGAAAAACTCATAAATGGCGGAACAGTAGAAGTAATAACATTAGCACCGCTTAAATTGCTAAATGCTGTTGCCCACGCTGTATTCATAAAATCAATAATATCTTGAACATTATAAACATATTTTTCAGTATAAACATTACTATTAGGTGTCCAGGTTAAATATTCTGTGTATTCGTTAGAACCGATTTTTAAAGAAACAGAATATTTATTATCTTCAAAAATAATAAGAGGAATACTTGTAGTAGGTAATGAAAACCTAACAACTGCGAGTTCATAATCTTCAGGTTTATCTAAAACTGCTTGAACACGATTTACGCTAAATACAGCGTGTTTTCTTGTTTCTAAATCTGCTTTAATTCTTACATTATAATAAATATGAGTAGCATCAGATTGAGAAGACATAATATATATATATTATAATAATATTATTAAATTATTCTCGTTCCTCATCATCATAATTTATTGTATTAGTTAAAATATCACTATCTTTTTTCCTAAATTGTAATTTAACTGTCATTTGGTTATTATATTCTAAATAAATAGGGAATAAATTGCCGTCAGTATCTTCCCACTGTATAACTAAATCAATTCTATGTAATGGATATTGTGAGTTTAACTGATGAAATCTGATAGGACCTTGTGGATAATATTGAATATCAGTTCTATCCCTACTAAATCCAGCACAATCAAAATCAGTAATAACTTGTCGTGTTTCATTTATAGAAGTTCCTAAAAGTTCAGGATTAACAGGAAGCGAGTTTGTTTCAAAAATTAATTTGTCAAAATCGCTAATTAATGATGTTGTAGAATACTTTTGCGACATTATAACACCACCGCCACCATAAGTAGTTTTATTAGTAATTCTATCTTTAATAATTATGCGATATTTATCTTGTTCTTCTTGAAATGATTGAAAAACAGATTGCGTATTTAAAACCCAGTTAAAATAAACTTTAACATTAGGGTCAGTATAACCATTTTCGCAGTATAAACTCATAATTCCGCTGTTAGGTTCAATTGTCCATAATATTTCTTTTGTTGCTGGAAATGTAGGTTCAGCTAAAACCATTTCATCGTGTAGTTGTTTTAAGCAATTATTCATATTATCGCACCATTGCTGATACGACCATATC